CCCGTCATAAGGACTATTGTAAACGGTTCCATTCACAAATTCGGCACTTTTAGTATCATAAAGCGCCCACGAGGTACGGTTGGTCGGCTGGTCATAATATCTCCAGCGATAACCCCCGGATCGACAAAGGAAACAAGCTCTCCATTGACCGAAAAATGTGGTTCGAAACGCATACCAATCAGCATAAAGTTGCGAATTCACATTTCCCATAAACTGAGCATCCAAATCAGTAAATGGAAATCCGGGTGTTGTGGAATAATCTCCACCATTGTAAAACGACAAATTGCTGTACCTCTTAGCAACATCAGTGATCGCTCCCATCATCTCTGCGGTAGCAAAACCCCGATCTATGTCGTAATGCGCATTCTCTCCCATGGGGGGAAAAGTCTTCTGGAAAATACTTCCCATGGCAGCCTCTGCCCGAAATTTCCTCACCCCAACAGTCGACTTACGCAAGTCACCCTTCTCTCTCTCTTTCACAAGCTTAGTAGGAGGGGGAGCATTATTCCATTCCGTGTAACGAACCACACGAGGAAAAGCAAACTGAATATCATCACCTCCAGCTACCCAAAGCAACAAGTAGATAAGAGGGCTAGTAACCGTATCAGTACTAGCAATTGCTGAAGAACAAGTAATCTTAATCTGAGGGTCAGGATGACTAGTCCACCACCATGAACTTAACCATGGAAGCGTAATAGTATCAACTGTATCCCCTTTAACATTTATTACTTTCGATAATCCAGAATCGTATTCAGTCGGAAAAGAGCTAGGAAACTCCCCGCCGTTTATGTATTGCACAACAAAACGGGCTGAAATAAACGCAGACGTGAAGAACTGTAAACATACCTTCACACTTCCTCTCCATTGACGAGAGGCAAGATAAGCGTAATCTAAGGGAATTTTATAGGTGGTATTGTCCGGATGAGACTGGATCAAGAAGATCGAATTAGCATCTCCTTGAGCAGCATAAGTCATATAAGGCTGACGCAAACCGGGAATTCTCGAATAATCAGAGACAGTCCACGATTTCGTCATAGGCATTCGTCCCGAACTCGGATCTACATAACGCGTCTTATAAAGCGAAACAGACACATTAGTGTCAGCAATATCGCTGACAAAAAGATCCTTAGAGCCCTCTACAATAACCGGCATTTGATAATCAGACTGATCTGGTTTATCAAAAATCATACCTAGAGCACCGACAACAGATCCCCAATTCTCAGTAACAAAAGAGGCCAGCGACTTAACTTCGCTGATAGCATCTCCTATTGTCACTGACTCAACGGCTCTTATAACACCGTCAATCGAATTGACTCCCGAATCGCTATCCATAGCGGGATGATTTCCTTTCCCTTTCTTCGGAAAACGAACAGAGGGAAAAGACTTAGACTCAGCTCTAAATCTCCTTCTCTTTAAAAAGGTAAGAGAATCATTAGTAGGATAGGATAGCTCTACATCAATAAACCTAGCCCATACTTGAACATTTATGGAATCGGGCATATTGGAACTAACCGAGGTTAAAGGGGCTAAAACTTCGATATGGAGTATAACAGGATACTCCGATGCATCAACGTTGTTCACCTCCATCCAAGCATTAGGATAACAATACTTGTATGTTTTAACCACGGACTCGGCCGATGACGCCGAAATGATACTAGGATCAAGAACCATAAGTTCATCAACCCTCGCTCCAGTTGAAAGACCTCCAAAAGGAAATAAAACGACGCCTAAAGCGCCATAATAGAACTGATTCGTATTGAGTCGTATCGTAACCTCAATACCAGATCTCATAAACTCAAACTGTAATAAAATATTCTGATTTCGCACTATTTGTTCGAGTTTTTGGTTAATATCTGTGGAATAAAGAAATCCACTAGAAGTCGTACTCCACGTCAACTCTGTAAGACGAACCATTCTTTCTAATACTCTCGTATTTTCAAAATGACCCACCCCGTGAGCAGAAGACGCGTACCCTGAAGTTGACTGCTCGGTAGTTGTACCGACCTCGCCAAAACTCATGGTTGGAGTCTGAAAAAGAGCAGTGTCGACTGGATCAGTCAGCATCTGCTGTGAATCGGCCTGAATGCCGTTTTTAGCTGTTAATTGTGTTAATTCTGTAATCCAATATAAACGAGCGATGGTCTGGATTAAAACCGTGGCCCATATGGTGTTTAAAGATCACCAATCTGCATAATTCTGTTCACACGCATGCCGGCGCGGCTGTCTTACAGCTTGCAGGTCGGATTGTCCCCGTACCCGGGATTGAAAGATTAATAATCCTTCATGCGCTTAAAGCGCATCTCCTCCCATGTTGGGACAACGAAGAGGTGGCCTAGTCGCCTTCCCTCATCCATTATCCAATCGAAACACAAATGGTACATTTCGGCACCATAATGCCAAGCTTCAAGGAGCAATGAATTGCAAACCGATCCCATAACTTCAAGGTTACCAGGAGCATCAGTCCACTTAATCATATTGAACATAGATCGCTTGGAAAGAGGGGCCATAACACCAGCATGACCACGAACAAATTGCCTTTTCAAAAAGGTCAAGCTCTCCCAGGAGACTGACATCTCATCGGTCTTGGTTGGGGAGGTATAGATCATACCATAATTCTCATAAAAATACTCCTTCAGATAGGTCATATTATATAGATTATAACGAACGGGAACCGTAAGAACAGAATCATCTCCACAAAAAGTACAGCGAATATCTTTCCACTCTTCTTCAGAGTACAGATTGATAAAAGCTTCTTTGTGAAGTCCCCAATTAGTTATGGTATTAAAAATGGACGTAAGATAACCACCACTCGAAGTGCCATAGGGTCGACCATAGATCCAAAAGGAAATTATATGCCATGCGAGAAAGTTAGCTAGTATCACATTTCGGTGAACTACACTACGATAGAGAAGAATAAGAAAATCGATAAATCGATCTCGCCATATATTCTTTATAGACAAATCGTAGTTACTAAAATCTCCAGCAAGAACAAATCTCTCTTCTGAACCTTTCAAATATGCATACAAGTAACCCCAATCTTTAGAATGGGCATTAATGCATATACCAATAGGCGAACGAACAGGATCTTTCGTCGCTTCGGTAAAGAAAGCACCCAGATACATTCTTTGTATAATAAATGATGTGAAATCGCCTGAATCAAACAGCCGCGTCTCACATTTCGAGTTCTTTTCATGAGATCGAATCTCATCTTTTAATGTCATCTCGAATATGACAGGCATTATATCTCCATTCTCAAAGATCTTAAGATAATAAGCAATATCTTCCACAAGAAGAGGATGGAGTCTACGATTTCCATCAGCGTCAAAGCACAACGCCTTTCTAGTCAAACCGAGCTTTTTCCAACGGTAGCCAGCACTCGTAGTAAAATCAATGGCGTCCATATACAATGGTATACCATAAATAGCTTCTTCTTTAGTAAGAACCTTCATTTTAGACAGGTCGAAACTCTTAGGTAAGACATCCATATAGGAAAAAGGAGCATGATTGGTCCCAATATCAAATTGACGACCAAACTTTGACAAAGCCACATCGCGTGGAGATATCTTCTCTCCATCAATCACAACCGGCTTAAGATGGGCAGGTCCGTCCTCATTAGGTGGCAAAGGCGAATTCCAATAATAAAAGATAGATTCTACCAAGGACGTTTTATCGGGCATGAACACTGCCATCTTCTTAGGAACACAACCAAAGTTTGCCAATCCAGCAACACACTGCATCTGGACATCCTCTTGGACGGATATAGAAATAGGGTCATGAGTCTCAGGTTCGCCCTCAGTAAAGACCTCAAGGTCGGAACGAACAATCATGACTCCATAAGACCGTTGGCCTAAGACTTCACCACCCATATGGATAGCAATGACTTTACCGGTCTCTCGAAGAGAATAAGCCGTTCCACACAGACCCAAACCTCCTCG